ATGATTAATTAAAAACTTTACATCGTCCTGTTCATTTAGAGTTTTTGAGAAAGCTCCACGGGTTACAGTTTCGTTATAAACACCACGAGAATCAGCGACACGATAAGGCGAATCGAAAACAGATGCATAACCAGTAAAAATTAAATCGTCGCTATCAATATCAGCTTCAGCCCGCAGTTCAAAAAAACGGGTTTCTTTATTTTCGCTCATGCGTTTTATAATACCAATCGCCTGACTAGCAGGCTGTGGCCTAGACATTGCACGATCATCAGCATGACGTGCAACTTGACGCTCGGCCCAACGCATAGCATCAAGACGGGTAGCTTTTGACAAAGAGCCACCCCACAAAAGCCACGCCACGAGTCCAGGACTCATGCGGTCGCTTTCGCCACTTAAAAACTTCTTAGCAGCCTCACCTTCAAAATCCAGTAAGTGTCTTTTGAACCATGCCTGCATGCGGAGTGCTTTATCATGAGATACAACACCATCACGCATTTGACGTGCCTCCCTTTTAGTTTTATCAGTTAAACCTTGACCAGCAAACTGTAAATTTTCTAAACCACGAGCAGCATTATTGCGGATAAACTCAGGAACATTAATCTCATGCCTTAAACTTTTCTTTTCTTTAGATCCCTCGATTTGGTCCTCTTTTGGTGCAGGCGTTGACGCATCAGAATGTTTAGCTCTCTCATTTTCAGCAGAATAAAGTGCTTTGATTTGGTCCTCAGCTGACTCATGCGATTTATGACAACCCATCAATTGACCGTCATCATCTTTGACAACAGCATGACCACCAACCTGGTCTGGTCCAGGTTCCCCTGACTCAATAGGACATTCAGGATGGTCGTGGATTATTGAATAAGGCATTACCTATTAACCTCCAACCAACTAATCCTATCTTCAAGTTCTCTAAGTACATTCAAATCCTGTTCTTGGTCAATGAATTGAGTTTCAAGGCGAGTAATTTGTCTTTTTATATCGTCCCATTCCCATTTTTCTATTTGCACATATTGATTAGTGTCATTAGTCATTTCTAATTTCTGGACTTTTTCAAACAGAACAGCAATATCGCCCTGGACAAAAGTGCTTTCTTTTAGCATTTCAAAATCTACTTCTACCTGGTTCATTCTGTCATCAATATTTTGTAATGTATTGACTATGTCACCAGCAGTAGATAGACCAGCACCAACAGAACCCATAAGAGCTATAGCCGTAGCAACTAAGCCTAAATTTTCTTTTATTTTTTGAATCATCAGGACAACAATCTAATAATTACTGCTCTTCATTTTCAGTAAGTTCAGGCTCAACGGAATCCTGGCCAAGCGGCGGAATGTCAGGACCAACAGGTGCTCCTTGCAAGCCGAGGTAAAAATTATCACCACCCTCATATGGTTCATAGTCAAGCTGCTGCCTAATTTCATTTGGCGTAAAGATACCTGAAGTAATTGCAACTTGAGCAGCACGAATGGTGTTCGCACGGTCACCTCTTTGATATTCAGCAACATCAAACTTGGCGTATGAACTTCCAGGTAAAAGACTAGTAAAACCTTCCTCAATTCTTGACAACCAAGGTAACAAAGTGTGGCGTACAAATTGAATACCTGAACTCTCAACATTTGAGTAAAGACCAGTTGAACCCTCAGCATGAATTAGATAACTCGGAATCCGATAAACCCTAGCTATTTCTTTCACAATTTGATCCCTAGCTCTAACAAGCTCGTCACCAGCAGAATCAGATATGGCCTTCCATTTCAAACCACCAGTTAAAACCGCAGGCTTTCTCTGACGATTGTGAGAATTAGTCCAGGTAGCTTGTAAAACTTCCGCCTGCTCTTTAGTCATGGCCTGGTCAGTTTCCAGGATTGATGATGGGGTAGCACCCTGACCGTAGAACTGACCGATGTGACGTTCCATAGCAAGAGCAACACCAATGGTGTTCTTTTGAGTTTTTAAAGGCGAAACACCTAGATAAGAACCAGGATATGTGAACCAAGTGAAGTGCAAAATATTATTTTTAGAGTAAATGCGATCGTTAAATTTATATAATTTTTGGTTACCTTCCATTTTTATTTTGACTTTATCAGGATGCAAGTTACTCAAAGCAATTGGACGCTCAGCCGTGTCACGATCCACAAGAATATAAGCATTTCCATGCAAAGCCATAGACGCAACAAGCTGATGAATAAACTCAAACCTTGACTGGTTCATGTTCGGTGTTTTTATAAATCTAGGGGTCTTTAAATTAATATTTCTGTCGTCAAACTCACGATAAACTTTTATAGGAAGTGCAGCAATTGAATCTGCCAAGATAGATACACAAGCCAAAACCGTTGACACACCAAGTGCTGTATTTTCAGTGACACTTTCGCCAGCCCAAGCAGGAAGTCCGTCTCTTTGAGCTAACAAATCGGCAAGATTGCCTAAAGCAGCGTCTCGTTGTTCAGTTTTTCTAGCAAATATACTCATCGGTTATAAAAATAGCTCCCCATCAAAAGACCAGCACCAAATACAATGTAAGCCATAGGTTGACTATATGCATAGACACCAGCCACAATAAATAGCAAGCCGATGACTTCAATAGCAATAAACATGGCTCTCACCATTCTACAATACCGATGTTGGATGGTTCAGCTGGCCTAGTTGGGTAGGTTAAACGGTCCAAACACATAACCATGGCGATAGCACCGTCAATTTTTCTCTTGCTTTTACCTTTTGACAATCGAAAACCACGGTCAGTAGGACGTGAAACCGCAGACAAGACTTGATCGTTAAACGTGCTTTGATTTTTATGCCTGACTTTCTTTGAAGTTATTAACTCATAACTGACTCCGCAAGCAGGAACCATCCTGCCGTGAGATTGAGGAAACTCAACCATCGGTACGTTTTGGTCATACAAAGCCTGAGCCGAACGTTCAAAGAAAGCAGGGTCATAAGCAACCTCAACCAAATTAAAGTCACGGTTTAAATTAACTATAAAGGTTTCAATTTCAGCATAGTCAAACATGACTCCCTCATTACGCCAAATCTTCGCATCGACATAAATCAAACCTGACTCAGGGTCCATCTGTCCCCAAACAACAGCAACTGAATCATGCTTGATAGCCATGTCAACACCAACATAAGTAGGCCAATCAGGTTCTAATTTTATTGATGAGTCAGCTAACTCAGACCACAAACCATCAGGCAACCAGGACTCATCCTGGGTACGAGTCCACATATTGAGATGATAACGCTGGAACTCAGGCAACGGCAAAGCAGCACGACGACGGCGTAAGTTCTCAATCGGCCACCAACCACCAGCAAGTGCAGGGTTTACTTTTCGCCAGGTGTCCTCACTTTCAAAATCGTCTTTTTCATCAGGCTCCAACCAGTAAAAATAAAAATCGGGATCGTTAGACTCACCTGATTGTTTACGCTTTCCACGTAAGTAAAGACGGCCACAAAGAGTGTCCAGGTCATAACCAGCAGTTGTAATATTTAAAATTAATGAATCCTTACGCTTGGCTGTGTTGTTAGATAAAACATAATGAACCCGTTGCAAGTTTGGAGTGGACCATTCGTGAACTTCATCAGCAATGAATGCTGAGTTCCGACCACCGTCAGCTGTTCCAGCTTTAGCAGCAACACGATAGACACGACCAGGTCCATTTTTTACACCTATTGAATTTTGATAGACCTCAGTAATGCTTTTAAGATAAGGCGACTGTTCACACATACTCCTCATATTTCCAAAAACAATGTCGGCCTGTTCAAAACTTGCAGCTGCAACAGTCACCAGTGGGGAAGTGGTGCCATTGCCCAGGAGTTCATAAAGACCCAAAGCGGAAATTAATGCGGACTTTCCGTTTCCTTTTGGAACGCCCAACAAAGCCTCACGATGACGACGCTCGCCGTTATCATTTAATTCATACAAATTATAAATTATTTGCTTCTGCCATAAATCAAGTTTGAACGGTTGACCAAAGTAGTCACCCTCGCCATGCACGCAAAAATTCTCAATAAACTTTACAACACGGCCGCCCTTTGATTTAGCCAGTTTTTTTTCAATCTCAGACTTCGTCATTAAAAACCTTATTAGCACATTCGTAACAAATCTTATGAAGTTCATCTAAAACACCCAAGTAAATACCATCGACACCAGAATGTATTATGTTTTCAGTTGAGTTGCATCTATTGCATTTTTCAGTTTCAGCCATTATTCCTCCTCTAACAGTTCCAAAATCCTTGGATCATTTGCTGGGTCCTCGCTTGCATTTAACAATTCATTAATTGATGCTAGAGAAGTAGCAGCCTCGCCAACGGCAATCCCTAACCTTTGACGAGCCATCGGTGTTAAACCCAGCTCATTCTCTAGCCTCAATATTTGCGTTTCTAGTTTCAAAGCGTGTTCAGCAAGCGGATTAGTTCTAATCTGCCCCGTTGAACCACGGACAACTAGTGATTTTTTAACAACTTTTTGAACCCTGGCATATTGGTCATACATACCAAACAACCTCTCAACAGCTGGGATGTCAACTTTTTGAGCAACACCAGCAACATCAGAGTCCCAATATTCATACCAACGGTCCCTGGTTTGTTTTAACCATCCACGGGTAGGCTTTGGTGGGTCAGTTTTAAGTTCAGAACTGCCCGAAATTATTTGTAACTCACGAGATCGATGACCTTGAGCGTCCTCAGGCGGCTTTGCAAGCGGCCCTCGTTTACCCATTTAATCCACCTTTCAAATGTTGAATCTCAACATCGGGGTATGCATTTTGAAAACGCATGATAATGACATCTACATAAGCAGGGTCCAGTTCAATCGTGTAACACTTACGACCAAGTGCATGAGCAGCAATAAGTGTAGAACCTGAACCAGCAAAAGGGTCCAGGACAATGTCCCCAGGTTTACTCGAATACATTATGGCACGAGCTAAAAGCTCCAAGGGTTTCATAGTTGGATGGTCTTTATTATTTCTAGGCTTTGGAATATTCCAAACATTAGACGGACCCCAAACCATGTCAGCAACATTAAAATGACGAGATCCCTCAACAAACTCCGACTCAGGCCTTGAAAACAAACCAAGGCTCAACTCCTCGTTTTTGGCTTTATTAATATGCCCCAGGAACTCCTCAGCTTTGGCCTTTTCATTTAAGTCAACAGTCAAAGAAAAACCTGAATCAAAAGTGTCAAGTTGAGCTGAACCCAAAGACTCAGACTCCAGGTCGTCCCAAACATTAGAAATGTCTCTTTTACCAATGAAATAATGCGACTTACCCTCAGGCCAACCATACATAATAGGCTCAAACCTCCAGTGGAAGTCCGAACGCCCCAGGACAAATGAATCCTTAACCCAAATTATATTGCTTGAATAATGCATCTTTGCATTTGACCAGGCCTCAAAAACAGAACGAGTAGCAGCAGTAGCATAAAACATATAGACCGCTCCATCAGTAAAAACATGAATCAATGACAAAGCATCGTAAAGAAACTGCGTAAAACTTGCCTCGGCCATTTTGTCATTTTCAATCGAACGTCCATGCACGTCTTTGTAATCAACATTGTAAGGCGGGTCAGTTAAGCAAAGACCAGCCTGACCTTTCATAAATTTATAACTTGCAGGCTCAGTAGCAGAACCACAAACAACAACATGACCACCAAACTTATAAACATCACCAGGCTTCGTAACAGGATCCTCAGGCGGCTCAATAATTTCATTTTCATCAGGAAGTTCAGGAACGATACCTAATAATTTTTCAAGGTCAGCCAAGTCGTAACCAGTAGCTTCAAGCATTGACTCATCAACAGCAATACGCTCCAGCATTTCAGCCAAGGCCTTATCATCATAAGTGCCAAGGTCAGCAGTTCGGTTATCGGCTAAAGCAAAAGCCTCCGATACAGAAATATCCTCATCGACAATCGATGCAGCAATATGAGTCCACCCAAGTTTTATAGCAGCAAGCAGTTGATGGTTCCCTGAAATAACTACAAGAGAATCATCAGGCTCACGACGAGCAACGATTGGCTTACGCTGCCCAAACTTTTCGTAGCTTTTAACAACAGCCTCGACGTTGCCCTTTCTTGGATTACCAGGCAAAGCCTTAAACAGCTCGATTGGCGTAGCCAAATTTATTAGATCGCTTATTATTCCGTGTTTTTTATTAGACATTTACAACCCCCCAACTTACAGAAACATACAACAACAACGCACGACACGCATTAACAAAAAAAACAAAACTAACTAAAAACATAAACAACCCAAAAACATAAATAAACCTGAGCGTGAAAAAAGTGTTG